CACTTTTTGTATAGCCAGTATCTTCAGCAAAGGTCTCAAGCACAAACTCTTTCTTTCGAATAGCATCATACAATATAGTTTTGTCATCTACAAGCTGGAGAAAGTCACGGTCAACTGATATAATAACCTTTTCACCAGTAAATGTTTTACATATATATGCTACAATGTCATCAGCTTCTCGCTCCCGTGGGAAGATAGAAGCTATACCTAAACATGAAAGCATTTCCTTAATGCGATCATTCTGATGGTGGGGTGTACTATCACTTGAACGGTTACCTTTATAACCATCTAGCTGTTCTTTACGTACGTTAGGTTGATAATCTTCTTTCTCATCCCATACACAAACAACCCTTGTCGGTTTAAACTTATTTGCATATGAAAAAATAGCATTTAACGTAAAGTAAATATGTAATCGAGCAATTTTTTCAGTATCCTCAATACTTTGACGCTTACTTTGATTCTTAGCAGTCCAGTAGGTTCTATGCACCAAATTGTTTCCGTCTATAATTAAAGTTTTCACTATTTATATTGTATTAGAGTTCCTTTAGATTAAATAAGTGTAGGTCGCGAGTTGCAGCTCCACCTACTCTCCACAAACCCATTGAATTATGAAGCAAAATCATTTACCCTACTGTTATTTTATAGGTTGGTCTAAAGAAGGCAAGTATTATTACGGTGTCAAGTATGGCCGTGATGCAAATCCATCAACCTTCTGGTCTAAATACTTCACATCATCAAAGTATGTCAAATTAATGCGTGAACGGCATGGTGAACCAGATGTTATTAAGGTTCGTAAGACATTTAAGTCTGCTGAAGAAGCTGTATGCTGGGAAGAGAAAGTCATTAGACGTATGAATCTCGCTAATAGAGATGAATGGTTAAATAGAAATAACACATCAACTAGTACAAAGGGTATTGTTAATGTTCCAAAGACACAAGCTCAAAAGGATCATCATAGCAATGTGATGACAGGTAAGAAACATACACAAGATACTAAAGATAAGATTGCTGAAGGGTTGAGAAACTATAAGCGAACTAAAGAGCATCAAGAGAGGCTTAATGCAGCACTTACCGGTATCAAGAAACCTTCACTTATGAATGGTAAAGAGACTCCTTGCCCTACATGTGGTAATATGGTTTATAGAACTAACTACCAACTCAAGAACGACTATCACAAGTATTGTTCAAAAGAATGTGGTAAGGTTGGTAAAGCTTGGAGAAAAGGCATTAAAGGCCATCACTCCTGATTCTCATTTACAAAATACTGTGTTTCGGAGATCATATATACCTCATCAGGCAACGTCTCTACATATTCAATTATATCAGAGTTCCTTCCGAGAGTCCATTTATCTGTAGGTACTAACACGTTTTTCATGTCTGGTACAGATAGACATCCAACTCCTTTTTCTGTTACTTCACAAACAATGAACATTTGACCGACGTAATCACCAGTCTGCACAGCGTATGTTTCTCGTATTTTAACCTGGTCCATTACCATAAGTACTACCTAAACTACCCGCCATAAATAGTCTAATTGCCAATGTGTCTAGCGCATCAAACTGCTGGTCTGATTTTGCACCTTTAACTAGTACTGTTTTACCATTAATATCGTATCCGAATATATAAAATGAATCTAAATATTCAGATACTATGCTTTTCAGTTTTTCTCTTAACTCTTGTTGATCTTTAAATGATTTAAGCTGATCGGATTGTAAGTTTAGAGCATCATTTAAAAGTTCTTCTAAACTCTTATCCGAAGACTCTTCACTCTCGTCACTCATTCTTTTTATATTTAGTCACGAACTCGTTATCATCAACTTGTAATACATTACGATCATTTAATCGATCTATTACTACATCAATAGAACTTGTCTTTAACACGTAACCTCTACTAAAACGCTGATTACCATCCTCAAAGCTAAACAAATATTCCCCTCTAAATGGTCTGTCTTCAAAGCAAGTAATGTATATGGAGGCGCCTTTAGGATCTAACAAGATTGTCCATTTGCGCGGATCTTTGTCACTATACTTATCAAATATACGCAAAACAACATAACCCGCATCTTTAAGACGTTTAATAAAGTAACCGGCAGTTTTAAGTTTATTCTTTTGATGTTTTGGTGTCATTGTGTTAAAGATGAAACTATATACTTTAGCTTAATATTTTCTGCAACTTGATCAAATACAACTACACCATATTCTTTGTTAATACTAACAGTAAATTCACCGCTAATATTATTAAGTAATCGAACGTTATCAAAGTTAATCGGTATCGGAGCTAACTCTTCTTCAACCTGACCAATACACATAGTAAAGTTATCTGTATTATGTCTCGCTCTATCAGTAAGTTCAGCCATTAACCTATAACCTTCACCAACACGCTTCTCTTCTGTATAGAAATAGACCTTATTAGTTTCAGACGCAAAGACTGACCCCTTAAAGATCTGATTAAGAATATTCTTATCTACCTTAAAGCTCATATCGAAAGTAAATGCATTAATCTTTTCGATATTAAGCCCAGGCTTAGTTAAGAATCCGTCGTCAAATAGATGGTACTTAAACTTAACACCATTTCCTTTATACGCGATATTGTTTGAGTTAATTATAAGATTAATCTCTTCATCACTAATAGTATCAAGTACACGAGTTAACTTCTTAACATCAGGAATGTTAAGGGTTGAATAAAAACTCGATGCTACACCATACTCTGCACATAGAATAAGAGTATTGTCGGTAGATGCGACAAGACTTGACATCTTCTCGCGATCTACCGTTACAATAGCACTCTCACTTATCTTGGATAAAGAATCTAAATAAGCGACGAAGTCAATCGGCGACTTTAGCTTTAGCTGTTTTACGTTTTGGTCGGACATTATTGCTCTCTAATTGTACCTTAATATCTTTCAATAGCAAGTTACTTTGGTTTACCGCTTCAATTAGCAAGTCAATCTTATCTGGCTCACTAAAATCAAACATACCCTGTTCTTCTTGATACACTTCTTGAGCCTGTGGTGCTACCCCTGCAGGTGAAATATTCTGAAGTTCAGCCAGCGCCTGCTCTGGTGTTATTGGCGCAGGCATCGGTGGAGCCGGTTCAAGTTTAGTGTCAGGTACCGGTTGCGGAATCGGTTGTGGAGGCGGCTGTTGATTAGCTGGTACTACTGGCGTACGTACAAGATTTTCTACCATATGTTTAATTTCTGTAGATTTCGGTGCGAGATTTCCGGACGATCCAACAAGCATTTCATCTTGTTTTTTCATCTGACCGTACGTTTGACCCATTAACTGCATAACGGCTGCTTTAGCCTCTGGTGTCATCTGTTCCATAATTAAAGATCTGCAAGTAGTTCATCAATGTCATCTTCCACGGAGCTCTCAACTGGAGCAGGCGCTGCTGGGGCTGGAGTCGGTTCTGATGGTGCTGACCACGGCGGTGTATCTCCTGCAGTAGCTGGTGTAGCTACAGGCTCATCCGTTTTACAATGAAAATGCTCATTAAGCATTTCAGTAAGCTCATCGGTTGACTTAATAGGAAACGTCTCCTTAAGTGTATGAGTCTGATTATAGATTTCTTTCTGCTGATCTTCGGTAAGATTCAACTTACCAGCGCTGGTAAAGCGAGAAGATACATAAGTTGGATAATCACCTTGCTGCTCACACTTAACTTTAAAGTTAACCCCTTCATCACTAAGATCAAAGATACGTGCTCCAAACTCTGCTGCATCTTCACCTTCAATAGCCTCGCTGATAATCTTTTGAATCTGTTTACCATACCGGAGCATTTTTACCTTACCGTTATTTTCTGGATTGGTAGGATCATCCACAACGTACACGTTAACTAGCCATTTTTCTGTACGACGAAGGGCAGAAGCTTTCTCTTTCTCTTCATCTGAACCAGTACGTGATAGGCGGAAACGCTCTTCATTAATCGGGCACCTCTCACCAAACGTTTGCGGGCTCAAAGCCTGCACATATTGACCTGTAGCAAATGAATTCCATCCCATATTATAATAATGGAAGAATGTATCTGCTGGAGACTTACTATCAGGTAGAAGCCTCACGGTATAAGTATTACCAGGCTTGGTTTGCATAATCTCAGAGAACTTAGACTTACCTTCACTGCTGGAAGCCAAAGCACCTTTGATACTTTCGAACATAGACATATTAAACGCACTCATATTTTTTTTATTTTATTTTACTTGTTTTTATTTTCAACTATTTGTTTTACTTTATCTTTTGTATCTCTGGCCGTAGATTTAAGTATCGCGGAGCCATAGAATTTTGTTCGTGTATTAACGAAAATTGTTTGGAAATCTTTAACGATGAAATCGAGCACATCTTTTTCGATAGCTTTAATGGTAGATTCGACTTCAAGGGCATGTAATGTGTAAAAGTTTAACCTATGTTCTTGTAAATGCAAGAGGCATGTAGGCATATTGTTGGTATAGTGTCTAGTGTACTCTTCTATTGTAAGAGAGTTCCTTATGCAGTATTTTGCAATAAATCTAAATCCTTCTTTAACTGATTCTATTGTGTCTTCATTATCCGGATTGGACATTTCTTTCTCTTTCATGTAAAGAGAGTAACATTTCAAAGCTTTACGAGAGTTAAAAAACTTAAGATCAAAGTATTCATCTTTTGAATATACCTCGTATGGTGCAGCAAACCAATCCCTGTAGTTAATATGATTATGTTTTGTTAAAAATGCAGAAAGCTTTTTTAGCGCTACAAAGTCTTCATCTTTTAACTTAGAAAAATCCTTCCGAAAGCGTGTCGGTTTATTTTGTGCTGATCGAGAAGCATATAAGTAACTATTATATATGCTTTTTTCTCGTTCAGTTATCATTTTGGAATATTCGCTTATTTTGATTTAAATACTTAGTAATGTATTTCGACTCAGCTATTTGAGGCTCAAACTCTATAAACATTGTAACCATTTCAAAGTCATTATCAACTGTTAAAAGAGTTTTAAGTAGTTTTCTAATTTTTTCTTCCTTTAGTACCAATACAAAAATGTTTTGGAGTGACAATTTTTTACCTTTTAGTAGGCAACAAAAAGTACAGAAGCATAGTAATAAATGCTCAAGCTCTCTCTTAGTTATATCCCCTGCAGGTGATGGTACACTTGGCTGTCTCATTGCAATGGTTCGAATTTTTGAGTAAAATTCATAAATTTCTCTGTTAACTTACCACCTGCTAATTTATGTGAGCCTCCTCCCTCACATAAATTTTTTGCTAACACTGAAAGATCAGCTTTACAACCAGTATTTTTCCTGAACGATACTAAATGTTTTTCTAAATTTACCATTATTGCAATATCTGCATCATATTTATTGACTAAATAATGACCCACTTCATTAATGTGTGATGTTACAAACGTTGATATAATTTTATAATCTTTTATATTGCCTGCAAATTTAGGATTAGTCAATTGTTCAGCAAATTTCTTAAAGAATAATTTAATAGAATTTTTTTCGTGAACATTATATTCACGTAAACCATCTTTAAACGATTCAATAAATTTTTCCCATTTAGGTTTATTATACGTATAATAAATTGCATTTAATCTTGCAGGTTCAAGTTCATTAGGAAAATCAAACGCCCAACTATCATACTTATCGATAAGATCAATTAATGATTCTAACCGCTCATCCAAATTAAGCTTAGCTTTGAATTTATCAGCAATTAATTTTGTGCAAGAAGAGTATTCAGTTACAATAGATTTAGCTTTGGTATACTTCTCTACAAATGGTACATGTAACTCATGATGATCTATAACAACTACGTTATCCCTATTAATAGCAATAGCTTGCTCTTCATTTAAACATAAGTCGCAGACAAATATTTTATCAAAATGGTCTAACGTACTCCACCTACTTTTAAACTCGTTAAGAATAGTAGCTTCAGTAGTCTCAACAGTAATTACATCATGGCCTTCAAATAGCCTGTTCAACAGTAGAGCCGAACCAGCACCGTCTAAGTCTGTATCTGTAAAGATAATGATGTGCACATACCTATTTACTACATACTTCTAGAAAGTCCAGCCAATGTATTCAGCATTGAATCATCCTCTTCTAAATCAACATCATCAGCTTGCTCAATAGTTAATGTAGAGTAATCTATACGCATAGGCTGAGTCATACCTCGAGGACCATAGCGGTTCTTCATCATACCTAGCCTAATAATACCTAAGTCTCTATCTTCATCATTCTGAAAGATCGACATAATAACGTCAGCAGTAGCGGCCAAGCCAATAGATTCAGAAATAGTAGCCAAGTCAGGATTATCTTGATCAAATCCAGACCGGTTTAACTGAGTAGCAGATATAATAGGGCAATTAAACACGTAACTAATAGCTCTTACCTGTTCAGTAACATTTTTAATTCTCTCATACGAGTTGTTACCTATAGGGCTATGTATGAGATTGAGATAGTCAATGACAATGGCATCTAGCTTAATACCTTTATCTTGAAACTTCTTGCAAAAAGCTTTGATAGTATTAGGAGTAATAGTAGATGGTGGAAATTCCTTAATATAAATGTTACCAGGCTCTTGTGTAACAGCAGCTCTCAACGAAGCACCATTGATAGCCATTTCTTTCATAGGGATTTTCGAAATGTTAGTACAAATACGTCTTGCATATAGTAACTCAGACATCTCTAAAGTAATCAACAATACATTCTTACCTTGCCTAGCAATATTCGATGCAACATTACCTAGGAAAATAGACTTACCAATATTAGTCTCACCGGCAAACACATACAACGACTTACCTGCTTGTAAGAAGCCACCATCTAAAGAATCATCTAACCATTCCCACGTGCTTGGAATCTTATCCTCAACAGTAGTAAGGTCAGCAATGATGTCATCGATGTTAGACTTAACACCAAGACCTAAATCAGTTACTAAACTAATATTACAACTCTTCTCAAACTTATCTAAGATAACAGACGTATCAACATTACCAGCTGAAATATCTTCAGCAGCTTTTAACATTGTATGGTATACAGCTTTTTCTTTTAAGAACTGTTCTGTATTTTCTATAAGCTCGTCCTTGTTAACTTGCTTATCAATATCTTTAAAAGATGTTACAAGAGATTTAAACGACTCTTTAAGCTCATCAGTAACTAAGTACTGCTTAATCTCGGTTGTTGTAGGAAGTACATTACGCTTTTCTGTAAACTCTTTAATAATAGTAAAGACACTTGCAATATCTTTACTCTTAAAGTACTCTGGTTGTACGACATCAGCAATCGTCGACAAATAACCGCTATCTGTTAACGCATTATACATTAATACGTTTTCAAAGTAGTCGAGATCTAGCTTACCCATCCCACTTATAATAATAAACTACCTTAAAGAATCAACTATAT